GCGGAAGCAATCGCCCGGGCCCAGGCCGCTGGCCAGCCGGTTACAGCGGATGCTGATCGCCGTCAACCCGGCCGACTTCGCCCGCAGATCACGGGCCGCGATCTTCCCGGCCAGCGCGTCATTGCGGATGCCCGGGTACTCCTTCGTCTCGCTCACCACCCGGCCCTGGATTTGGATGTTCGCCAGGTTCTGCACCGCGACCGACTTCGGCTTGTTGTTGATGCCCCGGTACTTCACCACCACCTCGTTGACCGTCTCGCCCCAGCCCGTGCGCTGGAAAGACTCCAGCTCCAGGATGTTCGAGTCGTTCAACTCCGGCAGGTTGGCCGTCACGTAATCATCGCGGATCAGCTTCAGCCAGAAGGTGCCGGTCACCGGGTCCAGGCGCAGCACCGCGTTGACATGGTCCATGACCATCTGGAGAAACTCCATCACGCTGGTCTGTTGCGACCAGATGAAGCCCAGCCCGGTCCCTTCCGCGTGCAGGGTCGCCGCCGCCGCGCGGAACTTCGCGTCGTCGATGATCGATGTCCCATAGCCCATGCCCCACTCGGCATTGGTCAGCACCTCATAGACGATATGCGCCGGGTTCGCCTCGTCCCCCACCATCGCCGTCTCCGGATACCAGAGATCCCAATTCCCCGTCCCCGCGTTCCAGACCCGGCCCGGCTTGCGCAGCACCCTGACCGCCCACGGCTTGATATAGCGCGTGGTCCCGACATAGAAGCCCTCGCCCGGCACATGCCCAGGCAGCGAGCCGTTCCCCTTCAGCACCAAGGACAGCACCCCGCGGAAGGCCACATCGGTATTCAGCACGTCCGTCCGGCTCAAATAAGGGGAAGCCCCCTGCGTCGGTCCGCCGAACCGCAGCTCCACATCCCCACTCACGCCGCCCTCGCCGTCGTCCCCGCCGAACAGCCCACCCTTGGTAATGGTGATGGTTGTGGTGCTGGTCTCGCTGCCCTCCCAGGCCACGCGATCACCGACCAGAATCTTCGACACCTTATCCACCGGCCCGGCGCACACCGCCAGATGCATGCCCATGAAATAGCGGTAGCCCACCACGATGCCCTGGTTTTTCCGCTCGGTCCAGGACAGTTGGCCGTACCAGACCACGTTCGGCCCGGCCACCAGCACATCGCCGAACACCACCGGGATGGGCCGGCCATCGTCGGCCGTGGGCGCGTTGATATCGTCGATGGACGAGGGCTTGGGCGGCGGAGGCGGCCCGGGCGCCAGCACCGCCGAGAGGATCGCCGAGATGACCGTAATAATAATTGACACGATCGCCGAGACCACCTCCGACCCCACATACTCCGGCAAACCGGCCGCCTGGTTGGCCGCGATCAACTCCAGCACGGTATGGGCTTCGGGTAACATCAGAACACCGCCGTAGTAAAAGGATTGACGTACGGGATCCACTTGAACCCGCCGAAATTCGCCTTGTTGCTGAACCGGTCGCGGCATTGATTCAGGGAATGATCGCAGCCCGGATACAGCGTCACCGTCGCCCCCGCCGCCAGGCCCCACAACGGCGCGATCAAGCGGACCACTCCGCCGCTATGTGTCTCCACCCCCACACGGCGGACATGGGTCCCGTCGTTCCAGGTCAGCAGCCCGCCCGTCCACCAGCCGTCAGTCCCGGCATGGCCGCCGGAGATCCCGACCGCCAGCCCGGCGACACTGTTCACCGTCACCGCCTCGGCGAAGCTGGCCGCGTTGACCCGGCAGGACGGTCCATACAGCACATGCGGACAGGAGCGGGAATACATCCGCCGCAGCCCGGTCTGGCGGATCGAGGTATAGATCGGCTCCGCCGCCAACGTGGCCTGATGCCCCGCCCACTCGCAATTCAACACCCGGCCCAGCCAGACGATGATCGCGTCGACCGGGTCCCCCCGGTGCCGGCGCCGGACCTTCAACAGCACCACCCCGGCCGGCGGCGCCATGCGGTACAGGTCCGCCACGTCATTGTCGCCAGACACCGTGATGCGCAAGGTAGCTTGATTGATCTCCGACGTCTCCTCGATCTCGCTCCGGGTCAGAGTTATCGCCGACCAGGTATAACCCCCCCAGTCTTGATCCGCGTCCGCCGAGGTATACCGCCAGACCCTATTCTCCAGGGTAAACTCATATAACTCGACGGGGGAACCACTATCGCGGCTGTGTTCAAAATCGGTATACATGGGGGGGAATTAGTGATTAGTGAATAGTGTTTAGTGGTTAGCGAAGAAGGGTTTTACTGATCACTAACCACTAGCCACTGACCACTTCCTCGAACCACCAATCGGGCGAGGACGGGCCGGCGTAGAGCACGCGGAAGCGCAGCTCCACCACCTGCAGCTCATCGCCCTGGGCGGTGCGCTTGAGGCGGATCGGGCCATCCGGCAGCACCAGCGTCTTCATCACCCGCAGGGTACGGGAGCGGCCCGCCACCGGGTTGCCCACATGGGTCAGCGCCACGATCGCGCCGGTCGCCAGATCGGCGCGCGGGTACAGTCGCACCTGGCCCGGCGTGGCCGTGTCCCGGTACGCCATCAAGCCCAGTCCCAGCGGCCCATCGCGGGCCTCCAGGCATTTGACCGTGATGACCGTCGCCGCCGACACCGGGATCACGTCCGCCAGCACCACCTGGGAGCCCACCCCCTGCCAGCGCTCCTCCACCTCCGGCGAGCGCTCGATCTCCGCCCCGTCGGTCTCGCCCAGGTAGTAATAATCCGGCCCGGGGTGCGGCGTGACATAGATTTTCCCGGCGGGTACGGTGAGGGAATTGGCGGTGGTTTCCATGGGCAGTGGCTAGTGAATAGTGGTTAGTGGTTAGTGGATAGCGGATAGCGAAGAAGGGTTTTTCTAACCACTAGCCACTCGCCACTAGCCACTCTCAAGGCTCATCCGGCAGCGTCAACGCGCCCAGCGTCACCCGGCAGACGGTGGGGGTGATCCAGCGCCATTCGATCTCGTCGATATCCAGTCGGCACAGCGCCAGGTTGCCTTCCGGGGCCGGTAGATAACAGGGTTTCAGCCGGCCCGAGCGCCGCCAGACGAAGGTCCGCAGGCGCGCCACGTCGGCCCCGGCCACCAGGTATTCCATAGTCCAGCGGCGGCGGGCGAAGGGCGCCCGGCTAGTCACCCGGATCGGCCCGGTTTGCGCGTCGAAAATGTCGATGAACACCCGCCACGAATCCGGCAGCGGCGCGGCCCAGTCCGGATGCGGGGTATGGAAGGCATCCTTCCCATTGACCTGATCCACCGCGCCGGAGGGCGGCGGCAACAGATCGATCAACCGGGTTTTGACCGCGACCCGCGCCAATTGGGGGGTCCGCCACTTCACCGCGATCGGCTCCAGGAAGCGCGCGTTGTACAGCGTGCCGCCGCCGCCCGGCCAGTACGGCACGCGGAACAAGTACCGCTGCCAGGCGTTCAGCCAGGCCGGCAGCGCGGCCGCGTCCGCCCCCGCACAGAAGGCCTCGTATTCCAGTTCGACACGCGGGAACAGCCGCAATTGCCGGCGCTGCTCGGTCGCGTCCCAGGCCACCAGCACATCGGTCAGGTACTGCCAGCGCTCCACCATCCCGGCCTGCCAGTCCGGCGGGAAAAGGAAATCGTCAGCCACGGCTCACCAACTTCTGCAACGCGCCCGAATTGCGGGACAGCACGTTCATCACCAGCTTTTCGCCGCCCCTGGTGCTCAGGAACTGCCCCAGCAAGGACGGGTCCAGCACGTTGACCACGTTCACGGTGGACTCCATCGAGGCCGCCGGCGCGGGTCTGGCCTGACTACCCCGCCCCGCGCCCTGAGCGGAGTCGAAGGGCAGGTTGTCGCGATGGCGCGGATCGTTCGCCGTCAGCACCTCTTCGCGCGTCCCCTTGGGCCCGCCCATCAAGATGGCCGGCACCTCGTTCGGCTTCAGTCCCGCCAGCCCGCCCGCGTGATAGCGCGGGGCCCCGGCGAAGGCCAGCGCCGGCAAGGCCCGCGTCACGCCGCCCGCGCCCACCAGGCCGCCGGTGTGGAAAAGGGAGCCAAAAAAATCCCCGATGGCATACAGCCCGGATGATGCACCCGAGGCCGCACCAGAAGCCGCGCCGCCCCCAGAACCGCCGCCGCCATTACCGGTGCCGCCACCAAATATCCCAGCGATGATGCCTATCCACGATGACCCCGATCCACCGCCGCCCGAGTCGCCTAATACGCTGCCGAGCAGGTCCGTAATCCCCTGGACAATATCGCCAAACCCCTCCTGAAAAATCGTGCTCAGCCCCGCGAAGAAATCCCCGTTGAAAATCTGCTCGAACCCGGTCTTGAACGCGCCCAGTACCCCCTCGAAGGTAGTCGGGTCCACCGCCCCGGCCGCGCCCGCGGCCTGCCCCACCGAGGGCGGCGCGGGCGGGCCGACTTGCGCCCCCTCCGGCACACTGCCCTTGGGGTAGGGCGTCGCCGACCGCTCGCCGCGTACCGAGCCGAGGATGCCCCCCAGCCAGCCGCCCAGCTCGCCCTTCTCGAAATTCTCGCCCAGCACGCCCCGCATGATCGACGCCGCCGCCGCCTCGGCCGCCATGCGCCGGATCGTCTCCAGGAAGCCCCGGGCCATGCCGCGCAGGCCGTCCTTAAACGGATCGAACAGGAAGTTGGCGAAGGCGCTCTGAATATTGCGCGCCGCCTGGATGCCGAACTCCGTCACCTGGTCGAACTTGTCGCCCGCCGCGCGCACCGCCTCGGTTGTGATCAGCTCCCGCACTTGCGCCAGGCCCGCCGTGTCGCCCGCCTGGCGCAGGCGGTCCATAAACTCCCGATACTGATCCTCCAGCACCTGCAAGCGCGCCTGGAACAGCTCGCGCTGCTCCGGCGGGATAACAATATCCGCTAATTTCGGCCCGCCCTCGGCCTGCATCTCCAGCAGCCGGACCCGCACCTGGTGGAGCTGCTCCGCCAGCGCCTGATTCTGCTCGCGCATCGCGGCCGCCAGTGCCAGTTGATTGGCCTGCGCCGTCTGCGCCGCACGGTCCCGCGTCTGGCTGATCTTCTGTTCCAGGGCGAAGATAGCCTCCCGCCCCTGCACATATTCCAGCGTCCCTTGCGCGCGCGTGGTTTGCGCCGCGCGTTCCACCTCGATCTGACGGGTCAGTTCGGCGGTTTCGCGTTCGGTCGCCGCCTGTTGCATTTGGTCGAGTTGGGCGTAATAGTCCCGGGCGGACAGCTCCCGGTTTTGATAGGCCGCCTCCAGCTTCGCCGTGGTCAGCGCGTCGGCCCGCGCCGCGGCCTCCACCGAGGCTTCGCGTTGGGTGGTCTCGAAGCGGGAGGATTCCTCGGCCAGCTTCTCGCGCTCCTGCGCCGCCTCCCGCTCGCGCTCGAACTGGTCCCGCAGCCCCACGTTGTCGCCGTATTGCTCCAGCTTGCCCAGCACACCGGGCACGTAGGCCCGAGTCTCTTTCGGGGCCTTCGCCAGCCAGTTGGCGCCGTGCCGCATGGCCAGACCGGTCACGCCGTTGGCCTTGCGTTCGCCGCCCTCGCCCATGTTGTAGGCGGCGATGGCTTTTTGCAGATCACCCTTGAACAAGGCTAGCAGGGTGCGGAAGTATTGGCCGGCGGCCTGGATCGACGCCTCCGCGTTGAACGGATCGCGCAGCCCGAAGCGTGCCGCCGTGCCCGGCATGAACTGCATCAACCCCTTC